GTCAAGAACATCACGCTGCAGGGCAATGTGAAGGGCAACATCACGCTGGTAGGCCGTATTCCCTACGCCAAAGACATTATCTCCATTTTGCAGGGCTACACCGTAGACCGCATGGATGCCGGCGCGGTGGACGACATCGTAAGGGCCACCAAGTCCATGATCTCCAGCGCCAACGGACAGGGCAAAAAAACGGCGGCGTACAACGTCAAGCAGTTCCTGACCGTGGTCAGCAAAATCTTTGGCGTCAGCGTGGCGAACCTGGGACGGGATACCTGGGCCATTGCCAGAAGTATTGCCAGCGAGACCGGGAATGTGCGGCTGATGTTTGAGATGGAAAAGGCCATCTACCGCATGGACAAGAGCGCCGGGAACCGGAAAACGTGGTGCGAGCTGCTGTACCGGGCGCAGAAAGAAAGGGACACCGAAACGGCGCGTCTGATCTACCGGGAGATGCTGGCGCACGGCTATGAGGAGGCGGACGTGCGGCAGGGCGTGGAGGCCATTATGAAGCAGGAGCAGGGCGTAAACTCTGTGAAAGAACTGAGAAACCGGTGGATGGCACCGTAAAACAAAGAAAGGAGCAACGGGCGATAGGCGCAACCATCCTATGGCACCATCCCGCCGCAAGGCGGTCCGCAGGCCTGCGTAAGCAGGATGAACCAGCAGCACAGGGAAATCCGCGCCATGCTGAAGGGCATGGCACCCAAAAGGGCTATCGCATGGATCCAATCTTTTGAGTTACCACAAGAGGAAGCCCAGTGCATCGCGGAGTGCGATGTGCGGCGTCGCAGCTGCGTGGAACAGGCATTTTGTATGAATGTGTCTGTGGACGTGGTAAAACGATGCCGGCGAAGGGCATACCGAAAAATTGCAGACGGGCTGAACGCAGAAAAAAGCCACACCTGAAAAGGTGTGGCTTTTTATTTGCCGCCGAAAGGGGGACGGCGGCGTGTGTTGGGGGGGATAGCCTGATTATACGGCGAAATAAGTAAAAACGCAATAGAGACGCGCTGATTTTTAACGCGCACTTATCAGCCACTTTATCGCCACTTTGAAATGGGCATATCCCTGTATGCTTACAGTAAAGAGAGGTGGTCGTGATGTTCGTGCGCTATAACCCAAACCCGGCGGGGAAAAACGTGGGGGATTGCCCGGTTAGGGCCATCTGCAAGGCCACGGGGCAGGGATGGCATGAGACGTATGTGCATCTGTGTATGCAGGGGCTGGCTTTGGCGGATATGCCCAGTGCCAACAATGTATGGGGCGCGTATCTGAAAAAACTGGGATTTAGGCGGCATATTATCCCGGAGGATTACCCGGACAGCTATTCCGTGGGTGACTTCGCAAGGGAGCACCCGCGTGGTACATATCTTCTGGCGCTGGCGTCCCACGTGGTGTGCGTGATAGACGGAGACTGGCATGACACGTGGGACTCCGGGGCCGAAACACCTTTGTATTTTTGGGAAAGGACGGATGAGGAATGAACTATCCCTATTACGGAAACCCCTATATGCCGCCGATGCCGGACAACCTCGGCCAGCTCAGGCAGCAGCAGATGATGCCCCAGCAGATGCCGCAGATGCAGAACCCTATACCGCAGAGCGGCGTGCAGTGGGTATCGGGCGAACAGGAGGCCAGGAGCTGGATGGTGGCACCCAACGCGGCGGTGGCCCTTTGGGACAGCACGGCGCCCACGGTGTACCTGAAGCAGGCCGACGCCAGCGGTAAGCCGACGCTGAAGGTATACGACCTTGTGGAGCGGCTTGCAAACGCGCCTGAAGCAAAAAAGGACCCCGGGGCGGAATATGCGACCCGGGCGGAGCTGGACAAGCTGGCGGCCATTGTGGCCGAAATGAAGGCCAAGAAGAAGCGCAAGGTGGAGGAGGAAGAGGACGATGAGTAATCCGTTTTATCAGGCGATGGGCGGGAACGTGAACCCGCTGGGGAATTTTGGACAGCTGTTGCAGAAGTTCCAGCAGTTCAAAACGAGCTTTCAGGGCGACCCGAAAGCAGAGGTAGAGAAGATGCTGCAGAGCGGCGCGCTGACGCAGGAGCAGTTGAACCGGGCACAGGCGATGGCGCGGCAGTTTCAAAACCTTTTGTGATCAATATCGTGGCCACGATTTGATGAAATACATCTTTATCCGAAAGGAGTGACGACAATGGCAATTACTGACGGCGGTCCTACCATGACCATGCCTGTGGCCCCTACCGGCATGATGGGCGGCGGCTTCGGCGGCGAAAACGGATGGTGGGTCATCCTGTTTATCATCCTGCTGTTCGGCTGGGGTCGTAACGGCTACGGCAACAACAACGGCGGTGTGGTGGACGGTTATGTGCTGACCTCCGATTTCGCCAGCGTTGAGCGCAAGCTGGACGCGGTGAATAACGGCATCTGCGACTCCACGTTTGCCCTGAACAACGCTATCAATGGAGGCTTTGCTACGGCAGAGCTGTCCCGCGCAAACCAGCAGGCGGCGCTGATGCAGCAGCTCAACGCCATGCAGATGCAGTCTCAGGAGTGCTGCTGCGAGAACCGGGCGGCTATCGCCCAGGTGCGGTACGACATGGCGACGCAGGCCTGCGACACCCGCAACACCGTGCAGACGGCGGCCCGGGACATCGTGGAGAACGCGAACGCCAATTCCCGTGCGATTTTGGACTTCCTGACGCAGAGCAAGCTGCAGGATCTTCAGAGCGCCAATCAGGAGCTGCGCCTTGCCGCATCTCAGGCTGCGCAGAACAACTACCTGATCTCCCAGCTGCGGCCCACGCCCATTCCCAGTTACCCGTCCTGCAACCCGTGGGCAAGCGGCAGTTATACCGGCTGCTGCGGCTGCTGACAACTGCATAGCACCAGCTGTTCGGAATTTCCGAACTGTTCAGCCCCGTGCTGATACTGACACCAACGCGGCGGGGCAATAGCTCCGCCGCTGTATTTTGAAAGGAGTGATTATTTTGGCCGAGTTTACCAACGCCAATATCGTGACTGTGGCCGCAGGGCAGAATGTGCCTCTGACGGAAACCGCAGTCAACAGCAAGCCGTGCATCGTACACCGTGAGGGTGCCGGGGTGGTGACGCTGCGTGGACTGACGAACCAGTGCAGAGCACTGTACAAAGTCACTTACGGCGGCAACATCGCCATTCCCACCGGCGGCGCCGTGGGAGCCATCACCGCCGCGCTGGCCGTCAACGGCGAGGCGCTGACCAGCGCCACAGCGACGGTGACGCCTGCTGCCGTGGAAAACTATTTCAATATCTACGTTTCCGCGCAGGTGTGCGTACCGAAAGGCTGCTGCCTGACGGTCGCCATGAAGAACACCAGTACGCAGGCGGTCAGCTTTGCCAACAGCAATTTGACCGTTGAGAGAATTGCGTGAGAGGAGGGACGACATGAACATGAAGGAACTTTTCGGCATCCGCGAGATGCTGTGTGACGAGCTTTCCGAGTATGCCGGCAAGCAGGAGATGGGCACCGGGGAGCTGGACGTGATCCACAAGCTGACGGCCTCTATCAAGAACATTGATAAGATCGCCATGTTTGAGAGCGGCGGGTACAGCCGTGACGATGGGTATTCCCGCGAGGATGGGTATTCCCGCGGCGGCGACTGGGATGCAAGCATCCGTGGTACGTATGGGCGCGGCAGCTCGTACCGGCGCAAGAGAGACTCTATGGGCCGGTATAGCCGCGATGACGGGTATTCCCGCGACGGGCATGCCAAAGATGTGATCGAGCGCATGATGCAGGATACCGATGACCCCAACGTGAAAGAGGCGCTGCGGCAGTGCATGCACGTGGTGGAGAAGGGCTGACGTTGCTAACACGTTGCTAACAAAGCAGAAAACGGGCAAAAACAAAAAACCTCGGGACCCTTGTGGTTCCGAGGTTTTTCTGGTGCGCGGTACAGGACTCGAACCTGTGACCCCATGCACGTCAATTATGGTGCACAAATATTTGCAACTATTTATGAGGTCTTAGGCGAATTTTTGCGGTTGTTTTACATGAAACTGTGACGTAAATCCTCGTGAAGCTTTTTCAGGTCTTTTCGGTTACTGACAAATTACTAACACTCTCCACTGCTGATATGAGTTTTTCGGTGTCGGCGTGGACGTAGATGTTGGCGGTGGTAGAGAAGTCGGCGTGGCCGAGTATCTTTTGCAGCACGTCCGGCTGGATGCCGGCGTTACGCGCCCAGGTGGCGTAGGTATGACGGGTGGCGTGGGGCGTGTGCTTTGGGATGCCGAGCTTTTCCAGCAGAGGGTAAAAGTCACGTTTGCGGTAATTGGCGGGGATGCGCTGCCCGTCGTAGCCGGACAAGAGCAGATCGCCGTCGGCCCGACCGGCAAAGTAGGCAAAATACTTTCTGCCCTCCGGGCGGATGGGGATGACGCGGTTTTTTCCGGCTTCCGTCTTTTCGCCACCGATCACATACGTCTCGTGGTAGTCTGCAAGCGGCAAGGAAAACAATTCTCCGATACGCATACCGGTGTAGATCAGCATGAGGGCGATTTTGGCGGCGTCGGAGCCGTCTTTTTCCAATAGCGCGATCTCGTCATCTGTAAAGATGGCTTTTTCTTTTTTTACCTGCTGGGGCAGCTTGACGTATTTGGCAAAGTCAGTGGTGGCGATCTCTTCCCGGACAGCCCAGCGGGACATCTGCGTCATAAGCTGCTTGTATTTGGACAGGGTGGAGTTGGACTTTGCCATGTTGCTGTCGATGATCGCCTGAAAATCCTTTGTGCGAAGGTCGCGGAATTTCCGGGGATACAGACTGGTGCAGACCTTATAGGCCTGGTTGTAGGACTCTATTCCCTGCGGACCTATTTCACGGAAGTGTTCTGCTTTCCATTCCGCAAACACCTCAGAGAACGTCATGTTGAATTTTTCTTCGATCGGTTTGCCGGAGAGCTTTTCCAGCGCGGCCAGTGCGTCGGTCTTGCGTTCGTAGTAGCCGATGATCACATGATTTTTGGCGGCAGCCCAGGGGCGTGTACGGCGACCTGAGAGCTTGTAAACCGTGCCGGCACCGTTGGGGCGCTTCAGGGCTTTGCGGGTTTCTTTGACCTGCTTTTTGCCGCAGATATGACAGTAAACGGCGCCGGGGACAAGCTCGACGCCGCATTTTATACAGGTGGACATAGGGATACCTCACAAAAGAATAACAAGAAACTTGTGAATTACGTCTATTGAAAACAAGAAACTTGTCATGTACAATGTCTGTGTAAAATAGAACAAATGTTTTATACGTTAAGGCCTGGCGTGTGGGTCCTTTGTGTAACGCAGGGCCACGATAAAAACGGCGGCAAAAATGCCGATGCCGACGGCAAGCAGCAAAAAGACGATCCATGCGAATATGCTGGCCTCTCCGCCCTGAATAAGCCCCTGGTTGGGCACACGGTAGTCAAAGAAGATATAGCCCACGATAACCGCCAAAAATATGGCACACACAAGCATGAGGCCGTAAATGGCAAATTGGGTGATCCGCGTTTTTTTGCGCTGGTAATCAATGGTTTTCGCCATCTGCTCCATGCTGCCCTCAAGACGGGCAATCTCCAGCTCGTTATGGTGGTCGTGCTGCAGCTGGGCCATCTGATCCTCCGGGGGCAGCATTTCTATGATGCCGAAATACCGGTCCAGGGACACGCCGAGAACGGCGCAGATGGCGCCGGCATTATAGACGTTGGGCGCCTTGGATTTGGTAGCAAAAAAGTTCCCGATGGTGGATATTGAAATTCCGGTTTCGTCTGCCAGGTCCTGAATGGTGATATTCTGGCGGTCCCTTGCTTCGCGACACAATTCCTTTAACGTATCTTCCATTTTTTCCCTCTTTTCCCCTTTTTGGCGGTCAATTATCCTAATTCTGTTGCGAGAAAACAGCGGTTTCCCCTTTTTGGCGTTGACAGACCCAACTTAAAACTGCTACGGTAAAGCCGCAGCAGACAGGCGTGATGGTTGGCGTGGCTGCTGCAAGTCCCCGCCGCCGTTGCGGAGGCGGCGGGGACGGCTGAACTAAGGTTTGCATACAGAGCAGGCGGTGTAACCGCTGGCAATGGCTTTGGACAGAGATATTTCGTAGCAACTGTCTTTTAGGTAGCGGCAAGACCAGCGGTGGTACTTCCCCCCTGTTTCTGTGATATAAACGGTTTTGCTGTCAGCTTTTTCTTGTGTTGTAGTTGTGTCTGAGCATGCGGTTAAAAACAGCATGGACGCAGCCATGACAGAGCAAATAAAACGTTTCATTTTTTCTCTCCCCAGTTGCTTCCATAAAACTTACGTTCACGTTTCTTTTTTACGCCGTCCACTATGGTGAAAACGACCATCCAAATAAGAAGAAGCCCCAAACCACATATAATAACTAAACCAAAAATATCACCGGCGGATAAATGCTTTTCCACGGGTGCCTCATCGTCTGCGTATGTGGTTGTTGGCGGAGGATCAGAAGCAAGGCCGTTGTCGACAAGCGCATCATGGTAGCCGTCATAGTACCCATCATCGTACCCATCCATAAGCCCGTTGTCGTATGCACTTTCCATATCATCCTTGTCGTAATAACAGCCCGGCAAAAACAAAGAGATTGATATAGAAAGCACAATGATGGGAATAGCGTGAGTTAATTTCGTAAAAATACGCCCCCTTTCTGGCACCTATTATATAACTTGGTGAAGAAATTACAAGTGTAAGACGGGGATTTTAGTACAACTGAATAAGAGACGGGATAAGAATTGGACGATTTGACGAAGGAATGAGGGAGAAAATGGACAGAGAGTTGATGGATCGGTTTGTGCAGCTGGGGGAGGTGGAGAAAGACATTATTCTTGCGGCGGCAAAAGCCCTTTTATCTGGAGGAGAAGCATCTCCTTCTGCTCCGGCGTAAGGCGGGACAGCAGAGACAGCATTTCAAGATCGCGCTCATCGGTAACGGTGGGCGCGGTTTCTTTTTGCTCTTCGGTCAGGGTTTCGACCGGAACGCCAAAATAGTCAGCGATTTTTTGCAAAGTTGCAGAATTTGGTTTGCAGCCTGATTTCCAGCGAGAAACAGTTGCTTTTGCAATTCCCATTTCAAGGGCTGCTGCAGTTGGCTTTATGTTTTTGCTGTTACACAGGCGCAGGTAGTTTTGAAAAAACATACAAATTACCTCAAGAATTTTTGTGCAACCAACCGAAGTTTATTTTGTTAGCGTTTTTGGCTTGACTGTCAACAACGTTAGCGTTATTATACGGTTATGGGTTGAATTTGTTAGCGTAATTGCGGAAGGGTGGTGGTGGAGTGACAGAGCTTGAATACGCAGAATTTGAGAAGTGGGAGGCGAAGCAAAGAAGAAGAAAACGGCGTGTGATGGACGGCATTGCGATTGCAACGCTTATCGCACAAGTAGCGGCACTGTTACGGATACTACTAAGGTAGCCACGGCGACCAGCTCCATCAGAAACATATGGAGCAGGTCATCGTACCTGGCGTAACCGGCAGGCGTTAGCGAAACGGTAAGGTCACCGTCAAGCTCCCCTTTTACACAGCCGGAGGACTTGAGCCGGAACAAAATGCCCTGTATCTGGAGCAATTTCCCCTTGTGGAGAGACAGAAGCCGAGAGTAAGGCATTTCTCCGCCGTTTCGTTTCAACGCACGCAAAACTTTAAGTTCATTCATAAGACCCTCGTGATGCATGATGTGTGGCAACTTTATGGTATCACGAAAAGTAAACTTTTGCAACTATAAATTTGAAAGGAGAAAAGAAATGCCGGAAGCATGGACAGGACGACTTATCGGGAGGATGCACAACAACCGCATTACCTACGCCGAGCTGGGCGCGGAGCTGGGGATCGGAAAGGCGTATGTGTGCCAGATCCTGAACGGCGTGAAGAAGCCGAAGGACATCCAAAAGCGGATGGAAACCGCGTTGGATGCCATCATCGAGAGGAAGAAGAAATGAGTAGGATCGTTACATTGACGCCGCAGGACGCGACGCTGTACCTGCGGGAGCGTGGGCTGGGAATGACGACAGACACGCTGCGGCAGGGCATCAAGCAGGGGGTGTACCCATTCGGGCTGGTGATCGAGCTGGACAAGAGCCCAGTGTATCAGATCTTCAAGAAGCAGCTGGACGCATGGATCGCGGAGAGGACGGTGGAGGAATGAGTTGGTTTGCATGGACGCTGGCGTTTATCGGCGCGGCGTGGCTGAGCTGGGCTATCGTCAAGGGCGTGGAGGCGCTGGGGCGATGAGAGAGCGGAACAGGCGGGCGCGGGAATACTCCCGGCTATGCCGCACCAGACGATGGTGCAGGCGTATGTGGGTAGTGGCAATCGTCCTGTGGGTGATGCTGCTGGTGCTGGTGGCGTTGTGCCTGACGCTGCCCCCGGTACAGGAGGACGTGGTGCAGTCACCGCCCACGGCAGAGATCGCGGAGCCGGAGACGGAGAACCTGCTGGTATGCGACATCACCGGGTATTGCGCCTGCTGCACACCCTACGCCCACATGAACCAGCGGGACGGCAAGGTGCTGACGGCATCCGGCCTGTGGGTGGACATCGGCGAGGCGGTGGCGGTAGACCCGGACATCATCCCGCTGGGCAGCACCGTGACGCTGCGCGGTAAGACTTACATCGCAGCCGATACCGGGGTGTACGGGTACACGGTGGACGTGCTGATGAGCCACGAGGACGCGGCGCAGGCCGGTGTGGTGAAAGCGATGGTGAAGTGGGAATGATCGGGCTGGTGAACCGGACGGCTCCGCCATGTAAGGGCTGCCAGCGCAGACACGAAAGGTGCCACGGGGAGTGCGAGGACTACAAAGCGTTCCGGCGGGATGTTGAGGCCGACAAGGCGAAACGGTACGCATCGTACAGCGAGGCTGATTTTTACAGCATGAACAGCGCAAGGCGCGAGAACGCCAAAAAGGCGATAAAAAAGAGGGATGGAAGATGAACCGACTGAAGGAACGGCGGCTGGAGCTGGGGCTGACGCAGGAGGCGGTCAGCGGCATTCTGAAGCTGGCAGACCCCCGGATGGACGTTAGCATGGTGAGCCGTTTTGAAAACGGCGTGTGCCTGCCCACGGAGGAAGTCACCGAGGCGCTGGAGGCGGCGCTGTGGGCCAGCAGGGCGTATCTGTTTGGCGAGGACGAGAAAGCGGAGATGCCCATGCGGACGGCGGAGACGGAGCGGATCGCCGGTCTGATCCCCAAGGGGCGCAGGAACGCCATCAGCCGGGAAGACCTGGCGGCGGCGCTGCACACCACCGACAGGAAGATGCGAAAGGCCGTGGCGGAAGCCAAGAAGCAGGGCGTGATGATCTGCAACGACGGGGACGGATATTACCAGAGCGACGAGTTGAGCGACCTGTGGCGGCAATACAGGCGGGAGACGGCGCGGGCCATGTCCATACTCAAAGCGCGTAAGCCTATGCGGGAAGTGCTGAAAGCGGCTGGGAGGCTGGCATGAGCGTGTTTGACTACAAGGAGCCGCGGGCAGAGCCGAAGCCCTACAAGGTGCCGCGATGCCCGGTGTGCGGCGAAGAAACAGATACCCTGTACAAGAATATTTACGGCGAGACCGTTGGGTGCGATGTATGCATCCGAACGGTAGACGCATGGGAGGAAAAGAAATGAGCTTGAGTTTGTATCACATTGACCAGGCGCTGGAGGCGCTGATCGACCCGGAGACCGGTGAACTGCTGGACTACGATGCTTTTGAGCAGCTGCAGATGGACAGGGAGCACAAGATCGAGAACATGGTGTGCTGGTCTAAGAGCCTGGACGCAGAGGCGAAAGCCATCAGGGACGAGGAAAAGGAGCTGGCGGAGCGCCGCCGCACGATGGAGCGCAAGCGCGACCGGCTGCGGGACTACGTTGACCGGGCATTGGACGGGCATCCTTTCCAGACGGCAAAGTGTTCTGTTACCTACCGCAAGAGTACGGCGGTGGAGATCACCAACATGGAGGAGCTGGTGCGGTGGTGCATGGACAACGGCTATGACGGCAAGGTGACGTATGCCGCGCCCACGGTGTCCAAGAGCGACATTGCCCCGCTGTTGAAAGCCGGTGTTGCGGTGGACGGTGCGGAGATCGCCGAGCGGATGAACATGGGGGTGAAGTGATGGGCGCACATGTTTATGGGAAGCTGATGATGATCCAGCAGGAGCTGAAAGCACCGAAGGGGCAGTACAACAGCTTTGCGAAGTACAACTATCGGAGCTGCGAGGATATTCTGGAGGCGGTAAAGCCTTTGTGCATCAAGAACAACGCCACGCTGCTGCTGAATGATGCGGTGCAGGAAGTATCCGGCAGATTTTACGTTGTGGCAACTGCAACGCTGGTAGATACAGAGAGCGGTGACAGCGTTTCTGCAAACGCCTACGCCAGAGAGCCGCAGGACAAGAAAGACATGGATGACAGCCAGATCACCGGCATGGCATCCAGCTACGCCAGGAAGTACGCGCTGAACGGCCTGTTCTGCATCGACGACACAAAGGACGCGGACACGGACGAGGTGAAGCGGCAGGAGCAGAAGCCCGTCAAAAAGGGCGCAATGGAGGTCATTTACTGCCAGGACTGCGGGGTGCCTATCACTGCCACGACGAAGCGAGACGGCACCATCTGGGACAGCGCGGATATTGCCAAGTACAGCGCCGGGAGGCTGGGCAGAACGCTGTGTGCCAAGTGCATCAAAGCCGCTATGAAGAAGGAGAAGTAATATGCAGCAGGTGACAGTCGATGGCGCACGGTGGCAGCAGGACAGTGAGGGCGCGTGGCTGGCGCTGCGTGTGAAGTCGCCGCAGACCGCTATGGACGTGTGCGACGCCATGAAGCCCGGCAAGGAGTACAACGTGACCATCAAGGGCAAAGGCCGGAGCCTGGATGCCAACGCCTATTGCTGGGTACTGCTGGACAATCTGGCGGCACACTACGGCATCTCCAAGCAGGAGGTGTACCGGCAGGAGATACGGAACATCGGAGGCGTGAGCGAGGTGCTGTGCCTGCGGGAAAAGGCGGCGGAGGCGTTCTGCCAGAGTTGGGAGCGGAACGGTATCGGCTGGATGACCGATATCGGCCCCAGCAAGCTAAAGGGCTGCGTAAACGTGACCGTCTGGTACGGCAGTAGCACCTACGACACGGAGCAGATGTCGAGGTTGATAGATGCCGTTGTGCAGGATTGTAAGGCGGTAGGTATTGAGACGATGACGCCGGAAGAGCTGGACGCGCTGGTGAGCCGGTGGGGAGATGGGAGCGCATGAACAAGCTGCACATACAGCCCTGCTGGACGTGCAGGAAGTGCTATGGCGGCTGCAGCTGGTCGATGAAAGACCCGGAGCCGGTGCCCGGATGGGACGCTACGCCTACGGTGAAGAAAAAAGGAGGCCGCAAGGCGGGCATCATGTGCAGCTACGCCATTCACAGCTGCCCGGAATACGAGTGGGACGGGACGGAGGAAGCGCATGGAGAGTAAGAGATGCTTTTTGTGCGGGGCGACCGGCGGGGCGGATCCGCTGGATCGCCACCACATATTCCCCGGCACGGCAAACCGGAAGAAAAGTGAGAAGTACGGCCTGGTGGTGTATCTGTGCCATAACCGGTGCCACATCTTCGGCAGGCGTGCCGTACACAACAACGCAACGACCATGAAGCAGCTGCAGCGGTACGGACAGCTCAAGGCCATGCAGGAGCAGGGCTGGACGGAAGAGGACTTCCGACGAGAATTCGGAAAAAGTTACTTATAAGGAGATTTGATATGCTGAACAAGATTTTTGTCATGGGTAGATTGACACGGGATCCCGAGCTGCGGCGCACCAATAACGGTACCGCCGTTGCCAGCTTTGCACTGGCGGTAGACCGGGACTTTAAGAACGCAGACGGGACCAAGGACACGGACTTCATCGACATTGTGGCGTGGCGCGGTACGGCGGAGTTTGCTTCCAAGTATTTCACCAAAGGCCGCATGGCGGTGGTGGAGGGCCGGCTGCAGATGCGTGACTGGCAGGACAAGAACGGAAACAACCGCAGAAGCGCCGAGATCGTGGCGAACAATATGTATTTTGGCGACAGCTGGAAGGACACGGACGCGAAGGTCACGTTTCCTCGGACGGGCGGCAATAGCCAGTCCGTGGAGATGGACGAGGACGACATGTCAGATTTGCCTTTCTAAGGGGGTGACGTGAATGGGCAAGATGCAGGAGGAGATCAAGGCATTGCGGCGGCAGAACACGCATTTGCAGAACGTGGTACAGCGGCAGCGGCAGCACCTGTCAGAGTTGACCGGTGCCGTGCAGGACTACAGGAAGGCCATAACGGCACACTATGTGGCCTGTGCCATTACCTTCGGGGAGAAACGGGAGGACTGCGACACGCTGTGGGGCTGGCACCTGGAGGTACCCGCTGACCTTGTGAGTAAGGCGCTGGAGAACTACACAGGCGATGTGTGGTTGGACAAGGAGCGCGGGGTGTACGTCATCGGCGCGATGCCGAAGGAGTGAGAGGTGGCGCATAGTGGCTCTTGAGTACATTCCCTTTTATTACAGTTATCGCAAGAAATTAGAGAAACTCTCAGATCAAGAGGTAGGTCGGCTTGTACGGGCTTTGCTGGAATATGGCGAGACCGGAGAGACGGAGGAACTTACGGGACGGGAGTCGATCGCATTTGATTTCATTGCGGACGATATAAACAGGGCGAAAGCAGCGTATGACGAGCGATGCGCAAAGAACCAACGCAACATAGAAAAACGATATGCACGTCAGGATGGTACGACCGTATACGATGGTATACGAACGAATACGACCGTATACGAAACGTACCAAACCAAAGACAAAACCAAAACCAAAGACAAAACCAAAGACAAAACCAAAGATATATCACTCCCACCTAACGGTGTGAGTGATACACGCGCGGGGCGCTTTACACCGCCATCCGTTGATGATGTGTCCGCCTATGTGCAGGCGCAGGGGTATCACGTCAACGCAGAGCGCTTTGTAGCCTTTTATGAGCAAAAGGGCTGGATGGTGGGGAAAAACCACATGAAGGACTGGAAAGCCGCCGTGCGGAGCTGGGAGACCAGGTGGAAGGACGAGCACCGACCGCAGGAAAAGGGCAGCGGCAACGTGTTTCTGGAGATGCTGGAGGATAAGCTATGACAAGGGACGAAACGCTGAAGATCATGGCTGTGCTGAAAGCCACGTACCCAAACTTCTACAAGGACATGACGCGCAGGGACGCCGAGGGCGTTGTAGCACTATGGACGGATATGTTTTCCGAGGACAGCTACAACGCCGTGGCGGCGGCTGTAAAGGCGTTTATCGCGTCCGACAGCAAGGGGTTCCCCCCGGTGGTTGGGCAGGTGAAACAGCGCGTCACGGAGCTTGCAAGCGCAAAGGCGCTGCCCGGTAATGTGAGCCGTGGCAGCGAGAAGGAAGCGGCCTGGATGCGGCGGTATATCAACGTTGACCACGGCGGGCTGGGTCGTATCTCACGGTACGCACGAGAACACGGCATATTCCCTGAACCCCAACAAGGTGGAGATGGTGCAGATGCGAGGCATCAACTGGTCGGACGCTATACAGAACGGCGATTTGCGGGACAGCCTGAATTTGTCAGCCAGACGGTGGCCGTACATCACCACGCGGAAGGGACGGTTGAAGCAGACCGGGTACCAGAACGTGACGGCGCTGACATCGTGGGACAAGCTGGTGGCGGTGCAGGGTACCTCCCTGCTGTACGACGGGCAGACGGTGGGCACGGTGACGGCGGGCAAGAAGCAGTTTGCCGTGGTGAATACCAAGATGGTGATATGGCCGGACAAGGTGTATCTGGACATCAAGGACCAGACCGTAAAGCCATTGGCGGCGGAGATCACCGGCAGCAAGGCCACGTTTGCCACTAACAAAATAACCGTGAACGGCTGGGCGGACCTGACCACGAAGTTCAAAGCGGGCGACGGCGTGACACTTTCTGGATGCACCTCCAAGACGGAGAACAACAAGGATTTTGTCATTAAGACGGTCACCTCCAACACGATCACGGTGGCGGACAACACGTTTACGGCGGTGAACGAGGCCAGCACCAGCATTAAGATCGAGCGAAAGATACCGGACCTGGACTACATCTGCGAGAGCGAAAACCGGCTGTGGGGCTGCAACAACGACACGCAGACCATATACGCCAGTGCGCTGGGCGACCCCACGAATTTTTACGTGTATGAGGGACTATCCACAGACGCCTATACGCTGGCAGTGGGCACGGAGGGTAAATTCACCGGCTGCTGCAAGCTGAGTTCTTCGGTGCTGTTCTGGAAGGAGACAAAGCTGCACAAGATGCTGGGCAGCTATCCGGCGGAGTACGCCATGTACACCTACGAAATGGAGGGCTTGCAGGATGGATGTCAGAAAAGCCAGCAGGTGATCAACGACACGCTGTTCTATAAAGGCCCTCACGGGGTATACGCCTACTCCGGCGGCACGCCGATGCTGATCAGCGACAACTTCGGCGAGAAGGAGTTTACCGATGCGGTAGCCGGCAACGACGGCGACAGCTACTACCTGAGCGTGAAGGACGGCGCGGCGCACCGGCTGATGGTGTATGAGACCAAGACCGGGATATGGGTGCTGGAGGACGGCACGGAGGCGGTGGACTTTGCGCGGCTGGGCAAGAAGCTATACATGCTGGCGGGCGGCGACGTGTACCTGCTGGATGGCGAGGACACGCCGCAGACGCAGGAGTGGATGGCGCAGTTCGCCCCCATGTATGAAACCATCGACGGCAAGAAAGCGTATTCCAAGATACTGATGCGGCTGGAGCTGCCGAAGGGGAGCTACATGACGGCACAGATGCGCTGCGACGGGAAGCCGTGGCAGATGTGCGGCAAGGTGGTGGGCAAGGAGCACAACGTGACCAGCCTGCGGCTGGCGGCCAACCGGTGCGACAAATTTGAGCTCAGGCTGGAGGGCAAGGGCCCGTGCACCATACTGGGCATATCGAGAGCGTTTATGGTGGGGAGTGATGTGAAATGATCGTTTTCCCAGAGAGCATAAACGAGCTGCCGAAGGAGAACCCGTCAGAGGCGCTGGACATAGCGGAAAACTACATTAAGTACATGTGCCAGCGCATTGACTGGGCAATGGGCAACGTGACAAAAAACGTCAGCAAGGCGGGCGTGTCCAACGCGGAGATGTACATTCTGCTGACGGCGCTGCAGAATACGGTGTCCGCCCTGCAGAGCACGGTGAACAGCCAGGGGGCCAGCATATCGGCGCTGACGCAGAGTGTGACGGTACTGGGCAACGACTACACAGCGCTGGAGCAGAGAGTGACGGCGCTGGGCAGCGACTATACGGCGCTGGAGCAGAGAGTGGCGGCGCTGGAGAACAAGACATAAGGAGGATGCCTATGGCTATACGGAAAAACAAAAAAGCGACGACCGGCAGCGTTATGGGCGCAGTAAGCGGACTATACGGCGACCCGAATAACCGGCGCAACATGGCGGGCTCCATCGCCATGAAAAAGGCGGCAATCAAAAACAACGCGGTCAATGGCGCACTGGCGGGCGCAATGGGCGGCGCTGTGGGCGGCGCACTGAACTACGGGAACAGCGGCGGAAATTCCGGCGGTGGCTACACGCGGGTGGAAATGCCGGTAGATGTGGGCGCACTTCCCACCTTCAACAGCTCGTATCTGGATCAGCTGAATGCTTTGGCGCGGCAGCTGACCAGCATGAACTACGAGGACTGGACAAAGGGCAGCCAGTACCAGTCGCTGGCGGATCGGTATGGCAACAACGGACGGATGAGCATGCAGGACGTATTGGGGCAGGTGGCCGCCCGCACCGGCGGCTTGGCCTCCAGCTATGCCACCACGGCGGCGCAGCAGCAGTACAACCAGTACATGGCGCAGCTGGAGGAAGTGGCGCGGCAGATGTACTCACAGGAGCGCGGCGACATTATGGACACCGCCAATTTGTACCGCAATCTGGCAAACGACGAGTACGGCCGCTATCGGGACAGCCTGGCCGATTACAATGATCGTCTGGCGGCAGCACAGAGCGCGGCACGGAGCGCATACATCGGCAGCGGATACGCCGGCACGACAAGCATTGACCGGCTGAAAAGCCGCAGCGGCAACGGTGGCTCCGGCGGCAGCGACAACGCAAGATACAGCAGCAGCACGGCACTGAACCTGGCCACCAGCAACGCAAGGACCACCAGCGGGCAGATGATGGCGCTGGAGGCTATGTACGAAAACGGGAACATCACAAAGAAGCAGTACAGCGATCTGGTATACGCCGTGAAGAACCCGGGGAAATAAGGAGGGCGCGATGGGCTGGAAGCAGACATTTCAGAAGAAAATGAAAGCTGCGGGGATGGAAAACGACATCCCCGCAGCAAGCCGGACAAGCCGCAATGCAGACAGCGGCGGGTGGCAGGATAAGTTCCGCAGCAAAATGGAAGCTGCCGGCATGGGCGGCGACATTATCCGCACCGGCGGCAGAACGGCGGCGGATGTAGCGCCCAGTACCTATAAGCCGGACACGTCTATGCTGGTTACGCCGAGCGTGCCTGCGGGGAACACAACAAGTGCGGCGGGGAAATATAACGTGGGCCAGGGCTTGGCAAAGGCCGGACAAATGGGCCTGACACAGATCGCCAAAGTGGGCAGCTCTGCCGGCGCATGGATAGAGAACCTGCTGGGTGATTTTGCCCGGGAAGGCTCCAACGGCTACTGGGACCCGGACACCAGCAACTGGCTTTTCAATCGCTGGAACCGGGCTATTGACGCGGAGGCGCAGGGGGTGCAGCAGCGGTACGCGGAAAACACGGCACGCGGCGGGAAAGCGGCGCAGGTTTTTGAAGACCTGGGTGCGGCGACGGTGGCGGCGGTGCCGCAAGCCATTGCGGCGCTGTTTACAGGCGGCGCCAGCGCGGCGGCGCAGGCGGGCGCACTGGCGGAAAACGCGGCGGCTTCCTCCGGGTTGGTCAACACCATTTCCCGCAGTATGCGGGCAATGGCGAAAGATCCGAACTTCCAGCTCTCCTTTGCACAGGTATTTGGCCCCGGCTATGAGCAGGCAAAGGCGGACGGCGCGGATGACTTCCGCGCATCCGTGTACGCCATCGGCAACGGACTGATGAACGCCGCCGTGGAAGTGGGCGGCGGTATCCAGACGCTGCCCCGTGAATTGCAGAACGGCGGAAACGCATGGAAAACATGGGTGGACGCCATGCTGGACGAGGGCAAGGAGGAAGTGGTGCAGGGCGTGATCGAACGCGCCACGCAGAACGCCGTCTATGGACGGGACAACCCCCTTGTCGGTATCGGCAACGGCGCCATTTTCGACCCGGCGGCAGCGGCGGAGGAATTTGCCGGCGGCGCTGTGGTTGGCGGTATCCTGGGCGGCGGACAGGTGGGCGTGAACACCCTTGCCAACCGCGCGGCATACAACGCGGCCAGAGCGCAGTATGACCGGGACGTGCGGCAGAACACCGCGCCGGAGATGGACGGCAGGACGGCGGAAGCCGTGGAGGCGGTGACCCGGGGCGAGACGATCACCGGCAACCAGGCGGCGGCCATTGCACGGGACCCGGTGGCCGTGGAGACGCTGGAGGCCAGCACCGGGGTGAAGCTGGACACGGAAAAGCCCATCAGCCAACTCAAACGTGAAATTATCGCCCTTGCAAGCCGCGAGACAGCGCAGGAGCAGACGCAGCGCACCACGGCTATCCCCCAGACGCAGAAACGCGCACAGAAAGCCGTGGGCGGCTTTATGGAGGCGGGGCAGAGAGCGTATCAGCAGGTGCGAGAGACAAGCGGCAGCGACGCGGAGGTGTACGCAGGCTTTTCCGCCATGTACAACGCGGGACTGAACGGCATTGAGGCGGACAAGGCCAAGGGCAAGTACGCGGCGATGCTGACGCCGGAGCAGCGGTACACGGCGTACAACGCGGGGCTGGAGGATGCCAGGGCGCAGGTGGCACGGGAGAACGCGAACGTATCCTCCGTGACCACCACGGCGGGTGCAGGTCTGGCGGACAATGCCTACAGCCGGTACATTATCGCCAAAGACAAGGGCGCGGCCTCGACGCTGAACACCATCGGAAAGAAGCTGGGCGTGCGTATCGAGTTCGTGGACAGCATTATGGACGGGCAGGCCAACGGCCAGTACATCAGGGAGAAAAACCTGATCCAGATCGCGGCGGACAGTACGAACCCCATCTATGAGGTGGCGGGGCATGAGGTCACCCACCGGATGCAGGACCTGTCCCCCGACGAGTACCGGGCGTTCCGGCAGGCTGCGATAGAGTACCGCATGCGGGAGAACGGCGCGGACACGGAAACGGAGGTCGTGCAGCGGTACATGGAGGCGGCAGAGAGAGCCGGCGTAACGCTGACGCAGGACGAGGTGATGGACGAGATCGCCGCGGACTTTGCGGGGCGGATGATCGAGGACACGGATCTGTTCGCGCAGTTTGCCGAGGACAACCGCACGGCGGCGCAGAAGCTGCTGGACGGGCTGAAGGAATTTCTTGCCAAAGTCAAGGCTATGTTCACCGGCAAGGCAAGAGACAACGCGGCGATGGATGCCTACGGCAAGACCTTTGGTGAGCTGGAGGACATTGCGCAGAAGTGGCAGGCGTCCTTTGACGCAGCGGAGAGACAGGCGGAGAAAACAAAAACCGCCGCCGGTGAGGGCAGCGGTGCAAAGTATCAGATCAAGCAGTTCCCCAATGGCATGAAATACGTTCAGGCGGACAGACAAGTGTTATTTGGCAACGACCCCAAGGCGTGGAGTGAACAGCTGGAAAACTATATCAACGGCAAAATCCGCAATCACGAGGATGTTCGCCTGATTGCCGAGGACGGCGATGTTCTGCTTCTGACAAGTAAATCTGCCGGGAAGCTGAGTAGCATTTACGACAACAATGGTCGAACGATGGATGAAAAAGCATTTGAACGTAAAGCAAATGCGGCTGCTCACATCGACGAACTCATTAAGGTTTCTGAGCGCGGAGGAAAGACTGTCCTTGACTTTGGCGGGCGTCACGGTGACATGGCAAAAGACGGCTGGAACTATCGAACGGCGTATTTCATGGATTTTGATGGAAAGTATTATCGAACGCGCATTTCCGTTGCGCTGGGTAAGGATGGGAGCATTGTCTACAATATCGGGGAAATGCAAGAAAGAAGCACTCCCCAAATTAACGGCTCTTCCGGAAACTCCGGCGCTCAGCGGGGGAATGCTTCTGGTATTAGTATACTCACCGATGGCGAGAATGTCAAGCCGAAGTTTTCGCTGAAGGCTTACTCGGAGGCGGAGAAAAAAGATCATGTGAAGTCCGCGAAGGAGTTTTTCGGTAAAACGTACAGCTGGAACGAGACCGGGTACATCACCACGGACGGCACAAAGCTGGACTTTTCCGGCCGGCATGATGGCGGCCCCGGCGGCTACCGCACTGTGGACCACCGTGACATCCGCGATGCGCTGGGGCTTGACTACGGCGGCGAAGATTACAGCGGCGCAATGGTGCAGTTTATGAGCGAGGGCAATATCCGCATCAGCCCGGAAAGCGGCGGCATCAATCTGTCGGTCATGCCCACAAAGGCGCAGCTGGACACGCTGGCTGACTTTATCAGTAAAAACCGCGGCGAGGTGATACTGGATCTGGACGACACCAACGGAAACACCGTGTCCAGCACGGAATATCCGAAGGGAACGCACAGCAGCAAGGTCATCAACGACATAAGGGCGTACTTTGAGAACGGAACGGTGCCGCAGGTATCTGAGCTGAGCCAGTTCCGGTATCAGCTGCGGAGTACGGCGGACATTGAACAGGAGGTGCGGGACCTGAAACGGGAGCGCACGGTGCTGTCCAGCCGCAACCGCGCGTTGGAGCAGCGGGTGCAGGAGCTGAAGGGCGAAATGCGCATCAGTAAGGAGCCGTCCGTAGTGCTGCGGGACGTGAAAAATCTGGGTCGCGAGACCATACGCAAGTACGGCAGCGACGTGGAATACGGCGACATTCAAGCCGACATGGAGGCGCTGGGCAAGGCCGTGATGAAGCGTGACGTGAGCATGGCTGACCTGATGCCCTACGCCAGAAACGCGGCGACGGCCATCGTGGACAACACGACGGAGCTGACGGAGCACGGCGCGGAGCTGCTGGAGATCAAAGACTACCTGAAGAGGCAGAAGATCCTTTTCAACGGGGAAATGGACCACTACAACGAGTTCCGCAAGCGGTACATGGGAACGCTGAAGCTGAACAAGTCGGAGGGCTTGCCGGTGGACACCATGTACGAGGAAATGACGGAGATGTTCGGCGAGGGCTATTTCCCCAGCGACGTGTATACCGAAGCGGACAAGCTGCAGCAGATCGCGGATGTGCTGGACAGCATGGACAGCATTTATGAAAATCCCTTTGACAGCTACCGTGACGCAGCCATTCAGGAGATCGCCAACGACATCATTGACGGCATGATCTCTGACCAGGTGCGGCAGAAGAAGACCTTTGCCGACCGGCGGGAGCTGGAGAAGCAGGAGGCCGTGGGACGGGTGCGTGAAATGCTGACAAAGGAGCGGGAAAAGCGCCGGGACATGGTAAAGCGGATGCGCCGGGAGTACAGCGAGAAGACCCAGAAGGGCCGGGAGAAGCGGTACGCCGCGGAGATGCGTGCAAAGATCGCCAGACACACGGGCCCTTTGTCCGAAAAGCTGCTGCGTCCCACGGACAAGAAGCACATCCCGGATGAGCTGCGCGTGGTGGTGGCCGATCTGCTGCGGAACATCAACCTGGAGAGCGCATACAGCTACGACGAGAACGGACGGCTGCGGAAAAACGCCGGCGGCGACCCGACCCGACGGACGCAGGAGGCCGTGAAGCTGAAAAAGGCATACGAGGACATCATTGCCCGTGAGGGGAACATGGTGGTGGACCCCGATTTGCTGGACAGCGGCGGTCTGCTGGACAGTCTGGCGGCGCTGGGCGGAAAGCGTATCGCCGACATGAACGTGACGGAGCTGGAGACCGTATGGAACGCGGTGCGGGCCATCGAGGCCACGCTGACCAGCTACGACCGGACGCTGGCGAACCAGAAGTACGCACGGACCAGCGAGTGGGCGGACAGCCTTATGATGGGCAGCATGAGCCGGAAGCGGCGGAACCGGAAGATCTCGCTGGATATGGCGGACCCGTATACGTTCTTTTCCGCCTACGGCGACGGCGGCATGCAGGTATACCGGACGCTGCGGAACGCGCAGGACCGGGAGCACGTGATGCTGACGGAGCTGCGGGAGGCGGCTAAAAAGTTCCTGGATGCGGACGTGTACAAAAACCGCTTTGAACGGCACACGTTCACCACAAGCCGTGGCGTGGAGTTGACGCTGACCAACGAGCAGATCATGAACCTGTACAACCTGGCAAAGCGCGGTGAGCAGGCCATGAACCACCTGATGGTGGGCGGCATCGTGCAGCCGGAGATCAAGCGGGACGGCAAACTGAAAGCCATCCCCCGCGGGACGGAGAACATCCTGCTGACGCTGGAGGACGTCAGGGCCATCACGTCCGTGCTGACACCGGAGCAGATCAAGGTGGCGGACGGCCTGCAAAAGCTGGCCAGCACGAAGCTGGCGGAGTGGGGCAACGAGGCCAGCATGGCGGTGTACGGCTACCGCAAGTTCATGGAAACGCATTACTGGCCCATCAAGACGGCGAAGGAGGCCACGGCATCCAGCGTGGAGAATGGACCGGACATCGCCAGAGAGATCAAGAATATGGGCAGCGCAAAGGCCCTGACTCCAAACGCCAGAAACGCGCTGGACATCGGCGGCGTGTACGACGTGTTTGCGCAGAACGCCAGCGACATGATCAAGTATGCCACGCTGCTGGCCCCGATGGAGGACATCAACCGGCTGTACAACTACCGGTACCGGGACAGCATGGGCAACCTGACCGGGAGAAACGTGCGGCAGGTGCTGTCCGGCGTGTACGGCGACGCGGCGCAGAGCTACTGGCGGAACCTGATGCGGGACGTGCAGAACGGCATGGTGAAGAACGCCAGCGCCACCACAAGGGCCGTGGAGCGCATTGTAGGCAACACAAAGGGCGCCGCGGTAGGTGCGAACCTGCGCGTGGTCATCCAGCAGCCCACGGCGTACTTCCGGGCGGCGGTGGTGCTGGACCCGGAGAACATGGCGAAGGGCCTGGGCAACGGCGTGACCAAAGGCAACGGCTGGGACAAGGCACGAAAGTGGGCGCCAATTGCGGGCATCAAGGACACGTCCGGCTTTGACCAGGGCAGCCGGTACACCATTGCGCGGGAGGTATACGGCACGGACGGCAGCTTTATGTCGTGGCTGAGCGACAAGAGTATGTCACTGGCCGGAAAAGCCGACGCGGTGACGTGGGGCAAGATCTGGAACGCCTGCGAATGGCAGGTGGCGGCGGACACAAGCCTGGAGGTGGGCAGCGATGCCTACTATCAGCAGGTTGCGGAGGTGTTTACGGATGTGATCGACCAGACGCAGGTGGTAGACGGCATCATGCAGCGGACGCAGATCATGCGGGACAGCGACGCGCTGACGCGGCAGGCCACGTCCTTCATGGGTGAGCCGCTGAAAAGCCTGAATATCCTGATGCGTTCCTACGACGCATGGGTGTATGAAACGAACCCGCAGAAGCGCAGCAAGGCGCTGAAGCAGCTGAAGCGGGCCGTGGGTGCCTTGCTGGTGACGGACGTGGTGAACGCGCTGGCACAGTCCATCGTGGACGGCCTGCGGGACGACGACAAGGACAAGAAATACTGGGAGCGCGTTTTGGAAGCCTTTACCGGCATTACAGGGGAGGAAAAGGACTTTGGCGAGGCTGTCAAGAACATCACGCTGCAGGGCAATGTGAAGGGCAACATCACGCTGGTAGGCC